GGCAGAGAAGGTTGCGATTCCAAAAAATCCTTTGGTTTTGTTGGTTTTGGCGTTGTTTTGCCGTCTTGGAGTCCTAGGGCTTCGTTGCGTTGATGCTGGACATGGGCTTTCTTTTGTGCTAGGTAGATGGCTCCTCGTTGTGCGTTGCATGGTTTGCAGCTGGCGACTATGGGTGTGTCGTCTCCGACTAGGTCGTGTGGGATTACATGGTCTGCTTCTGTGGCTGGGGCTTTTTTGCACCAGTGGCATAGGGGGTTGCCTTCGAGCACTTCGGCTCTTCGTCTTCTGTATTCAGGGTTGGATGTTCTCTTGGGCATTGTGTGTGTTTCCCCCCACTAGCGCGCCCCCCCGAGGGGGCTTGCTGTCATGTTACAACTTAGGGTTTGCTGGTTTGTGTTCCCCACAGTTCAGGCTTTGTCTGCCTTGGTTGCCGGACACATTGTTGAAGTGGACACCATTCGCATTTATGACGTTTGGACGCTGCACAGTGGCTGACCCCAGCATCTCTTCAAGTAAGTCATCACAAGAGGCAAGGCGCACTGCTCTACCCTCGTTCCCGAGTGTTATGCCAACAGAGTGCAATCCCCTATGTGGCCGTGGTTGTATTCAGTTGTAGGTTTTGGTGGCTGGAGAAATCGCCCTCTACTTAGCCCAATCGCCCATGGGCACCACCGTTTAGTCTTTCCAGAACCACCTGAGTGCGACAATAGCGCATACCAGTATCGAGCCGTAGTAAACCCATAGCCATTTGGCGCTCATTGGGCTTGCCTGCCTAGTCGTGCTGCAATCAGGTCTAATTGGTTTGGTCGCCACACGTAGTGCTCAATGCCTGCGTTCAGTAGGGCTTCTGCCCACAGTTTCTGGTCATGGCTGAGGCGTCCGTCTTGGCTTTTAAGTTCGGCCATGATGAATCCTCTTTTGGGGTGGCACAGTACAAGGTCTGGAAATCCTTTGCCGTCTGAACGCCACACACCGGGTCTAACCATTTTGGGTGAGGCGTGAAAGATGAGCCAGCCGTTCATCTTGGCGATTTGCTCGACAGCGTCTTGAAATAGACGCTCAGAGGCGTCATGCATTGGGGGTGGCACGGCGCAGCTGGCTTTCTAGGGTTCGGTTGATTTGCATAAGTCTTTTGCATTCCTCAGAGAGAATGCTGAGCTGCGTAACCATGTTGTCAACACAGTGACAGTCGAATTCCCTGTTGAGGGTGGCTGTGCAATCTGGGTAGTGCCATTCACCGTTGAGGCCGTAGGGCATCATTTCTTGCCTGCCTGACCTAGTAAAAGCCCTGTCATAAACACAGCGAAAACCATGATGCACATTGATAGAAACTCAGTCATCTTGTTCCCAGACGTGTTGTATTTCTTGCCCATCAGATTTAGCCATACTTAGCGCCATCGTGAGGTTGCTGCAATTTTCGGTGCATGGATAAATGTGGCAAGTTTTAGTTTTCTTGTTGGTGTTGAATAAACAGCCACAAGACAAGACACGAATGCCGGGGTTTATCTTGCTCATCAGAACGGCTCCTCTTCGGGTAGTGGGATTTCTTCAGGCTCATTGTTTTTGAGGGCTTCAATAGCCTTGGACACTTGGAACTTGTCCATGCTTGACAGGTCAAGTGGGGGCAACTTGCCTGCCTCTTTCAACAACTTCTTATACAGCCACACCTGTTTGTCGCTGGGTGCGTTCGCTGGGCGCTCTGTCGTGACACCGTCGGCGCTGGTTGTGCTCACACGCTGCACCTTGGTCATCTCTTCACGGCTAGGACGCTTGTTGAGGTCTGAGCCTGCATACCCGGCATTAGCCAACGCACGGCCTACAGCGCCAGTCTCACAGTTCTCCAAATGGCTGGTTTTGTTGATGTGGCCTTCACCACGCACTTCTTCAGCCCAGCCTGTAGCAATCAGCACGTCATTCTCGTACAGCGATGCTGAGAAGACGGCTGAGTTTTGCAGGTAGTGCACAAGGTCGGTGATGACTCTTGGTTGGACGCTTCGCACATGGCAGTCTTTGAGCCATCTGTCAAGTCTGTGGGCTACTGGTTCGTAGTCTTCAAGATTAAATGCCATTGGCTTTGAGCCTTTCTAAACGGTCACATTCTTTTTCCAGTGACCTGATGGTTTTGTTTGCTTCTTCTAAACGACGAAGCAGGTCGTTGCGTTCGGTGATGACGTCTTCTAAATGGTCTTTGAGTGTGCCATTGTCGCTCATCAGATGAGACCTTTTGCGTACAGTTCTGATGCCTGTTTTGCAGAATCCAAAATCAACTGTGCAAGTGCGTTCGGGTCGTCTTTCTTAGCCATAGATAGTTGCCCGATGGCGTACTCGACGGCTTCACGTTCTTGGAAACGCATCTCTATTTCTAGTTTCGCAGCCAACAGGCCGAGAGTGTGTATTGCTTCTGAATGTGTCATTGTTTCCCTCACTGACTAGATGCGCTATTTGCAGCGCCTTATTTTTATAACAGATGGGTGGTTGGATTTGCAAAGTTGGTCATTCAAACCGTTGCAGTTGTTCTTTATGGCTCCCCAGCCGTACAGCCCGACTGGATAGCGATACTGGCCACCCTCAGTGTGACCGTGGAAAGCAATCCTGTCAACGCCTCTTGCCTGCTGTGCAAACGTCAACAAATGCGCTTTGCGATTGGGTGTCTTGTTCCAGTTGTCCCAAGTGCGCCTGTAAATGCCAAAAGCCGTCACATACGAGCGAGTCGAGTGGCGTGTGTTGTTGCCAGTTTCGCAACGAGCCAAATCCACATACCATGATTTGGGCATGGGGTGATTCCAATCTTCTTTTGCAGCTGCTGATGCTGGTACGAGTAGGGCAGTAAAAAGCGTGAACGCCATGATGAACTTTGTCAATCCTCAAAAACTTCTATTGGCAATCCCCAAGTTCCCCAACTGTCTTGCCGGGTGGCCACGGAGGCCTGAACTATCAGATTTGTCTCAGGGTCGATAAACACCTGAACGAGTGTTGTTCTGTCTTTTGACACTAACGGAAGATAGGTCAGGACAAGTGGCTTTTCGCTCATGCGTCGTACCATTCCTCTGTCATCATTTGTTTTACTTGGTCTGGGGTTAGCAGAAATCCTCTGCTGGGGTGGTCTGAACCTTTGGCAAAATCCCATTTCTCAATGTGGCCTTTGTTGAGTCGAAGATACTTTTTGAGTCTTGCCACGCTGACCAGCGAGAAGGCACCGGGGGCGTATCGGTAGGCCCACCATTCTGCTTTTGTGACGTTGATACCTGATTGACACCATTCGCCGTTGTCGTTCATGCATTGGGTTTCAATGGTCATTTTGCCGTTTCGGTATCGGTCTGCTTTGACTTCTACTTTTGACCCTTGGACAGAGTTGAAGAAAGCGACCAGTTCGGCTTCTGCTCCTTGGCCGTATGCCAAGTCAACTTTGAAGTCGAATTGTGGGTTGTACCCTGTTTGCGTTTTGGTCATGACTTTGTCCTGTGCAATTTATGCCAATAGGCATTGGCTTTTTTGCATTGTTCGCATGGTGTTTCTTTATGACGCAAATGTCGTTTGTATGCAGAGCGTGTGCCACATTGGGCAGTGATTGGTTTATTTGGCATCAGAGATTTTGTCAATAAATAAACAAGCACAACGCAAAGACGTCAACGTTTTTTCGTGATAAACGCCTGCGCTGGTTCTGCCATAGCGAACAAGAAAGTTGCGTGAATTGCCGTCACGATAAATGGTGAAGTTTCGGTAGTAGTAGCTGCCGTATTCGTTGCGTGTTGGTTTTCTGTGTGTTTCCATTAGTTGATTACCTTTGAGTCCATGATTTCTCCGTCGACGATAAGAAGGTTTGCAAAGTATGTCCGGCGACCGTTGACTCTTTTGACTTCGGCAAAGTGTGTCCATCCGAGCTGAGTTTTGAAGTTGTCTCCGTGGTCTTTGATTTGGACGATTGTGTAGTTGATGTTGTTGAGTGAGATTGTCGCTGTGTTCATATCTTCACTATAACCACATCTAACCACAATTGCAAGTATTGAGAATGCGACCCTAGGCGCAGGAGGGAAACACGCCACGCCTAGAGCCTGTCAGAGTTGGCTATGCCTTGTCTGAGTTGGGTTTTGGCAACGCTCGCCATGCTGCTTCGAGGGCTTTTGCGTCTTTTGCCAAGTCCATTTCAAGTTCAAAGTGGAGCCATGCTCCACCGAATGAACCTGCGTTGTCTGTTTTGTTGAAGATTTTGACGCCCTTTGTGCCTTCACCACGGCTACAGCGATAGCCACGCCCATAGGCCGTCTGGTCGCTTTCAGGCTGTTTAGGGTCTCTGTAGGCGTAGTCGTGCAGTTCGCACAGTCCTAGGGCTTCTGAGTGCTCAATCAGCCAATCCCACAGTTCTTTTGCTTGGCGTCGTCCTTCACGAGTTTTGGAATAGCCCACGTCGCCAGCCACACCCAAGGAATGGACGCTTAGGGTTTTTTTGCCTCTCATGTTGCGAACAACCCATGTGCCCAAATTGGTGAATGACGGATAGCGCCGTAGGCATAGCTGCACGAACTTTTCTGTTCCTGCAAGTTTGCCTGTGCCGGGTTCGGTCACTGGATAGTAGGGGTATTTACGAGGCACTTGGTGGGTCTTTCGGTTTGTCTTTGAGGCCGTTGCCTGCGAGTACACCGATGAGGCCACCGGCGAGGGTCATAAGCATTGGTGACAGTACTGCCCATGCTTCGGCATCGTTGGGTGCTTGGTCGAGTGGTTGCGTGACGAACAGCAGGCCGTAGATGAGTGAAGCGATGGCCATCACAAATGAAAGCGTGAGTCCAGCTGCAACAAAAAGAATGATGCGTGCTTTAATTTCTTCGTTTGACATTCTTTCTTTAGGCACAGCGTCCACCTCCTATTTGTGTTTGTGTTCCGATGGTTTCGGGGGCTTTGTTTTTGATGCGTTCGCAGTTCACTCTTGTACGGTCTGCACAGGCTGTGAGGGTGATGAGGGTGGCGCTAATCAGCAGTAAGCGTTTCATTTTTTGGTTCCATTGTCCATCCAGTAGCGAGGAGTGCTTCGTGTTCCTCATCGGTCATTTCACGCACAAGGTCATCTATTTGTATGTTTGGGTTTGTCATGGTTTGTCCTATCGGTATCCGTAAACGCTAATGACGCCACCACTAATCGTGCCACTACCCGGCGTAAGCGTAAACGATGTGTAACTTGCGTTTACTGCGTGATAACCACCAGTGGTTCCAGCAACATCTACAACATTGAAAAAGCCGTTGAAATGAGTGTATTTAGCAGAGTTGAAAGGCTCCATAACGTCAATGTTTAGAATGTTTCCCACAACATTATTGGCTGCGCCAGCATAATACCAATAACCCAATACGTTGTTGTTGCTCACTATTCCAGTAGTGCCAGTGTAAAGACCGTAAGTGGCCACGCTGTAATAACCAGTAGTAGAACTACCCAATTTCATGTTGAGAGGGCCAACAGCGCCACTTGCAGTTCCACCTGTGTAAAGGATTTTGTAGTTGTCGTAATCTGCCGAAAATGCGTCGGTCACAGTTACATCGGGAACAGCAGACCCGACCGTCTGTGTCTTGACAAGCCAAAGCCCGACAGCGTTCATTTGCGCTGCTGT